GTGCTATTTTTATGCAGGTAACAATAGAAATTGAAATCCCACGGCGCGCTATCTGAGCGCTAACCCGTTACGCGCCCCCGCCGTCCGGCCGTCGCGCCCCGTGCGCTGCAGCTGCCGTCACCTATCCCATAAGCGACCGTTGCGCACTGGCGCATGGCGATAATGCCTTACGAATCAATGCGTTAGCCTGGCTAGTGCGCATAATAAACAGTATGTTAAATCATGGTGCAGCGCAGCATATCCGGGCGCAAGCCATTGATTTGTAACGCATTGCGGCTGTGCGGCGTCGCATTGCGGCCGTCGCGACGCGTGCCGCGCGAGCTCCGCGCCGCCTGGCGCTCGAGGCCACCCACCCCCAAAACGGCCGCGCCGCGTATTGCACCCACGACGCGAAGATTCCGCAGATTTTTGAAATATTTTGGAAATTAATTGGAATTATTTATGCCGCATAGCCGCCACGCGGCAAAAAGGCCCCAAGGCCCCCAAGGCCCAACGTAGCCGCTCGCCTAGATTCCGTGCACAGCGCCCGTCGGCCCCGCCTAAAGCTAGCCGCTCGCCTAGATTCCGTGCACTGTTTCCGCAGATCCCGCCATACTCAGGCCGAGGGATACAGCGCCCTAGTGGCCAACGACTCTGCGCCGGACACACCCCCTCCGCCCGGTCGCTTACGTCACCCCTCCGCCCGCGGGTCCGCCGCTGGACAGCCGGTTCCTCCCCGGCCATTCACCGTCCAGCGGCGGGCGCCGCCTTTTATTTTCGGGTCTGGGCGGCCCGCGAGGTGTGCATGACGGACGAATGGCTCGATCTGCCGAGAGTCGAAAGCGGCGTGAAGCTCGCCGGCGAGAAGACGCGCGCGAAGCGGATGCAGCACGGCCTTGGCAAGAAGAAGATCTGGGCCTCCGACGGTGCGTCCGTCTGGTTCCGGCGCAAGCTGGCGAACCCGGCGACGCTCGAACGGCACGATCGCTTCCTCGCCACCGGCGAGTATCGCTACGTCGGCACGCAGGACGACGTCGAAATCTACGAGCTGATGCCGGCCTCGCCGTTCAGGCGGCAGGAGACGATCGACTTCAGCGCGCTGAAGTTCTACGACGCCCGCCGCCAGACCATCCGCGCCGCGGTCCGCCGCGACTGGGCGACGTTCATCGACGGGCTCGAGCACCTGGCCGGCGGCATCAAGGGCGCGTACGACCCGGCGATGGCGAAGACGGTCTACAACGACCTGCTCGGCTACGTCTTCGTCCAGATCGCGATGCGCGGCGGCCCGTCCCAGGAGGAGGTCGATCGCGAGGTGCAGGCCCTGCGCCGTCGTCGCGGCGAGCGCTCCTCGACGCTGGTGCTGCCGGCGGGGATTGCGCTGCGGTGATCGACAAGCCTGAAGGGTTCGACCTGCGCGATCGGCGCTCGACCAAGACGAGCAGCGCCGCCGATTGGCGGCCGGCCGACGCGCTGTACTCCGCGTGGCGGGAGATTGAAACGACCAAGCCCGGAGAGGAGCCGACGTGCCTGTTCGTTGCGTGGAAAGGCGCGGACGGCCGCGCGTACTGGCGCGCAGCGGGCGGGCTTGAGCAGATCGACAGTCTGCTGTTGCGCGCGCTGACGGGGCGTTCGGGATGAGCGCCGACGACGACTGGCTCGAGACCGGGCTCACGCCGGCGGAAGTACGCGAAGTGGTGACCGCCGCGGTCTTCGACGACATCTCGCCACGCCGCACCGACACCAAGCCGCCTGCCGGGCTGCCGGCCATCGAGGCCAAGCTGGTCACGGCCATGCGCGCGCTGCGTCCGATCCAGCGCACCTACCTGCGCGCCTACATCTCGGCCGGCTGCAACCGCCCCTCGGCCACGCGGGCGCTGAACGCGCGCAAGATCGCCCTCCCCGATCCGTCCGTGGTGACGCGCTGGTTCCAGCGACCCGATTTCCAGCTCGCCCTCGGGCTGATGAAGCGCGTGTATCTCGACTCGGCGGGGCTCGATCCGGAGAGCGTGATGCTCAAGGCGGGCCAGGTGTACGAGACGGCGATGACGCCGCAGCCCATCCTCTACATGGGCGAGCCGACCGGCTTCGAGGAGGTCGACCTGTCGAGCGCGATGCGCTCCGTCGAGTTCCTCGGCAAGGTGCACAAGATGACCTCGGGCGACGACGGCGGTGCGCGCGTGACGTTGCACGTGGTCAACATCGCCGACAAGCAGCTGCGGGACGTCGAGGCCGACGTCGTGAGCGAGCAATGAGCAAGGCGGTCCTGTACTACGCCGACCAGGGCGAGACGCTCGCGCGCTACCGCCAGTCGAAGAAGTTCTTCCAGTGCATCATGGGTCCGCTCGGCAGCGCGAAGACCACCACGTCGATCCAGAAGATCATCGACCTGGTGACGCAGCAGAAGCCGGGGCCGCGCGGGGACCGGCGCACGCGCGCCGCGGTCGTGCGTAACACCTACCCCGACCTGATGAACACGACCATCCGCGACTTCAAGGGCATCGTCGAGCCGCTGCGCCTCGGGCCCATGACGATGGGCCACCCGCCCGAGATGCGGATGGACTTCGACCTGCCCGACGGCACGCGCGTGCTGGCCGAGATCATCTTCGTCGCACTCGACAAGGACGACGACGTGAGGAAACTGCGCGGCATGCAGCTCACGTGGGCCTACATCAACGAGATGAAGGAGGTGCCCAAGTCCATCATCGACATGCTGCAGGCGCGCGTCGACCGCTACCCGGCGCAGGGCTCGAGCACGTGGACCGGCATCTTCGGCGACACCAACGCGTGGGACGTCGACCACTACCTCGAGATCATCGCGCAGGGCATCCGCGAGGGTAAGTACCAGGACTACGAGATGTTCTTCCAGCCGGGCGCCGTGATGAAGCGAGACGGCAAGTGGGTGATCAACCCCGATCGCGAGAACCTGCAGTTCATCGGCCCGGAGTACTACCAGCGCCAGCTCGAAGGCAAGCGCGAGGACTGGATCAAGGTCAACCTCGCGAACGAGATCGGCTACTACGTCGACGGCCGCCCGGTGCACCCCGACTACTCGGACATGACCCACGGCTCGTCGGAGGAGTTGATTCCATCGCCCGGGGTGGTGTATGTTGGCGTTGACTACGGACTGACCCCGGCCGCGGCGTTCATGCAGAAGCAGGCCGACGGCCAGTGGTGGATCTTCGACGAGATCGTCAACGACGACGGCGACGCCGAGTCGCTCGCCGGGCAGATCAAGGCGCGCTGCGCCGAGTGGGATGCGCGCGTGGCGGCACTGAAGCCCGGCGCGGTGCTCGCCTACTCGTTCAAGGGCGACCCCTCCGGCGACAACCGGGTGCAGACCGATCGGCGCACGCCCGAGACCATCCTGCGGCTGAACGGCGTGCCCATCACGGGGGCCTCGAGCAACGACCCGGTGATCCGTCGCGCCGCTCTCGACCGGCCGCTGACGCGTACGGTGAAGGGCAAGCCCGGCATCCTGTTCTCGCGCCGCTGTCGCGTGATTCGCAAGGGCCTGGCCGGCGGCTTCAACTACAAGCGCGTGGCGGTCGACGGCGGCGAGGGCAAGTACCGCGACGTGCCGGACAAGAACAAGTTCTCTCACGTCTGCGAGGCGCTGGAGTACGGGCTGATGGACGCCGGCGAGCACGCCATCGTCAACCCGGCGGCGCCGCAGAAGGCGATGCAGCGCAGCGTGCAGAAGGCGATGGACTGGAGCCCGCTGAACGTATGAGCGGCGCGGAGCGACGGCCGCTCGGGCCGGCGACCTACCACGTCGTCTTCTACGCGACGCAGGACACCTCCGCGTGGTGGACGCGCGGACTCGACCCGCGCTTCGTGCACGTCGAGGTCTGGTGGCACATCGGCGACGACTACTGGGTAGCGATGCGGCCAACGCACTGCTACCTGTCGTGCGACATCATGCACGGCGCACCCCGGGTCGGCGACAACGGCGTGTCGGCGGTGTGCGAGGTGACGGCGTTGCGCGAGAAGACCTCGGCGATGTGGCCGGTGGGCATGAAGACCTGCGTCACCATCGCCAAGGCTGCGCTCGGGTTGCGCGCGGCATGGATCGTGACGCCCCGGCAACTGTACGACTACATCACTCACAAGGCGGTCATCTAATGGGCGGCGGTGGATCGAAAGAGCCGAAGGATGCCAAGGTGCTGCGGCAGCGGCAGTTGATGGACCTGGCGGACCTGGACGAGGAGGAGAACCGCCGCATCAAGGCGCTGTTCCGCGCCCGGCAGGGCGGGCGCGCCTTCCGCGCGCCGACCGCCGCGCGCACCGCCACCGACACGGCCGGCGCAGGCGGGGGCGGGGGCGGCAGCCTCATCCCGGCCAGCGGCTTCACCGGTGGGCGGGGCGGCAGTGTCGGGACGGGCGTGCGCGGCGGCGCGAGCCGCGTGGGCGTGAGCCAGCGCTGATGCCCGTCCTGACTTCCCTCCCCGCCAAGCTCGAGAACGTCGACGACCTGTTGCGCCGGCGCTCGCGCGCTTCGGAAGTGCGCGAGATGTGGCGCTCGCTCTATCACGACTGTTTCCGCTACGCGATGCCTTCGCGCGAGACGTTCTCGTCGTGGTCGCCCGGGCAGAACAAGGTCTCGCACCTGTACGACTCGACGCTGCAGGAGAACACCTACGAGGCCGCCAACACGCTCGTCGCCACGCTGTTCCCGCCGTGGGAGCGCTGGGCGGAGCTGTCGCCGGGCGCGGGCCTGCCCAAGCAGGACCTGCCGCAGGAGCTGGTGGAGGGGTTGCAGCGCGCCACGGAAGTGTTCTTCGGCTTCCTGCACAGCTCGAACTTCTCGACGGTCATCAACGAGACTGCCCTCGACCTGATGATCGGCACGGGCGCGATCGCCTTCGACGAGCAGGACGACGACAGCAACCCGTTCGTTTTCGGCGCCGTGCCGCTGTCCCGCCTCGAGATCGAGGAAGGGCCCAACGGCATGATCGAGACCACCTTCCAGCACCTCAAGCACAAGCTGCGCAACCTGCTGCGCACCTACCCCGGGCTGCAGGAGATCGACCTCCCGCTCAACCTGGCGGCGGACATGGAGACCAACCCGGAGCGCGAGATCGAGATCATCCAGATCGAGACGTACTACCCGGACGACAAGCACTACTACGGCATCGCCATCTCGCTGGCCGACAAGACCATCCTCTGGCGCTACGACTACGGACTGTCGTGCCCGATGATCGTGGCGCGCGCCACCAAGGTCTGCGGCGAGACCTACGGCCGCGGACGCGTGATGCGCGCCTTGGCCGACGCCCGCTCGCTCGACAAGATGGTCGAGTTCGTGCTGCGGCAGGCCGCGCTGCAGGTCGCCCCGCCGCTGACCGGCGTGAGCGACGGCGTGCTGAACCCCTACACGGCCACGCTTGCACCCAACAC